TTCGGAACCTTGCGTGTCCCGGCGTAGTTGATAAGCCCATGACGGTGAGTGACGGGAATTTTGTTCTTCCCTGAGCGCCGAAAGATCAGGAGATAGTCGGCCCCGGCGACTGCGCAGTTGCAAGAGTCTTCCACAATCGACTTATGGGCCAAAGCTTTCGTCATAGTCCTGTTGCGGACGGCAAGCGGCTCCTTCCAAATCGAGATGCGAGGAGAGGCCATTCTCCATCCGCACCGCTCATGCAACCGGATAATGTCGCCGGGGAAGTCGGTGTAGGAGTCTCCGTTTCCACTGTTGCTGTTCGGAACATCCATGCAATGCACGGCGGTCATGCGCCCTGGCAACGTGGCCCGGTGAATCTCTCGCACGATGAACTCGTAGTGAGAGAAAAACTCCTCATACGTCCGAGAGTTGGAAAGGTCGCGGTCAGAGGAACTGTAATGGTAAAGTGCCCCTCCGTTCTCTGTTGCAAAGGGCGGAGAGTAGACGGAAAAATGGATAGACTCATCTTTCAAAGCGGTGAGCATGTCTACTGAATCGCCGTTGTAGATGGCGTACTTGTCCGTGATTTTCTGATCGATTACCAGCATGGCGTTTTTACCTCTTTCTCAAATTTGTATCCGCCTTCGATGCGGACTGACTCGTTCATGTGGCGTACCAGTTCGTCAAACATCTTGTCAGCGGCAACCTGCTTGCGCCGCAAGTTCTCTTTGATTCCTCGTTGGCCTTCGGTTGCTATCAGGTCGTTGATTACATCATGCGTTTGTCCAAATCTCCAGCAGCGGCGAACGCCCTGATAGTGCTGCTCAAAACTGTGCGTCGCAAACTCTACTACGTGGGCGCAATGCTGCCAGTTTAGTCCCCATCCGCCGATGACCTGCTTGGTGATGATGCCGCGAGCCTGACCGCTTGCGAAGGCTTCATACTTCTCTTCCTTCTCTTCGTCGCTGTCTGACCCTGAAACCTGAACGGCATCAGGAATCATGCGCTCAAGTGAGTCGCCTTCAGGATTCAACTGGCACCACATCACGAACGGCTTGCCGGTACTGGCAACCAAAGAAGCAGCCATCTCGCAGCGCTCCTGCACGGTGCGGCGGCGTTCTTCGCGCTCCTCTTGCATGTTGGTTGCCGCCAGCGGGAAGAGCATTCCATCTGGCAGCGTACGCGTTTCTACGATGTGTTCGCGCTCGATAAGCCGTGGCAGTACAAAGCGAGCATCGGAGTATGGGCCAACATCGGATGGCCTGCGGGCCGCGCGCGCCCAGGAGCAAACCCAGCGCCAGAACGGTTCTTCCGCATGGCCCTTGAATCGCCATCCTGCGCTAACTGGACCGCCTTGGTTTGGTGCGCGGCGAATCATCATGCGGGTGTCGCTGGTGTTCTGATCATTCTTAAAGAAGCGGTTGAGCATGTCAATCTGACCCATCACGCCCAAAGCTTCGGAAGATGTGCCAAGCTCGATGTAATCGTTGGGAGCGGCTGTTGCCGTGGCCAGCAGGCGAAAAGGTAGCGTGCGCAGAAACTCAGTCACCTGTGCGCGCCGCTTGCCGTTCATTGCCTTGATGAATGACGACTCATCACACACCGCCCCGGCGAAGTCGTTCGGATTGAAACGGTGGAGTTTCTCGTAGTTGGTTACGTTGATTCCAGAGACAAGCTGCCCATCATTTGAACGGTGCGCTTCGATGCCGAACTTCTCAGACTCTCGAATGGTTTGCTTGGCCACTCCCAGCGGAGTGATATACAAAACCTTCTTGTTTGTGTGGCGAACCACGTTGTCAGCCCAAGTCAACTCCATTGGAGTCTTGCCAAGTCCGCAATCGAAGAAGATAGATGAGCGCCCTCTCCGCAGGGACCGCTCAACCGTATCGCCTTGGAAGTCGAACAGCATATCAGGAATAGAGATAGCTTTGAATCCAGCATCTCCCCCATATTGCGCCTTTGCCTCCAGAAACTCTTCATAGTTCATGATCTTTCCTTTCGATGTGTGGTTTCAGTCCGAGTTCGTGCATTGCTACGATATGGCACCAGTAACAGCCGCCGAGGAGCGTGTTGCCGGCCGCTTCCGTCCAACCGAATCGGCGTTTCCCGTGTAGGTGGACAAGGTGCCAGCGCACAAAGATGCTTCCCTTGCTTGGCAGGACCCCGAAGATATGCTTCGGATGCAACGGCTTTCCATCTTCGTCTCGCAATTCGCACTGGCCGCCGCATCGTTCATAAACCCGGTTGCGTTCGGTTTCCTTTTCCGCATTGGTAGGTTGCCCCTTGCGCACTCCTGGCCGCTTCTTGCGTACTGGCGTATGCCTCTTGATCGTGGAATAGCTCATCCTCTTCCCGGCTTGCCAACTGGCATACTATTCTCCTTATTCGATTGTGGCGCGATCTTCTGGATCTCTTCGTACTTCTCGCCCAGGCGATGATACTGGTCGTCTAGCGCATCGAAGTCTTTCTTCTCTTCAGCGAGTTGGTGCTCAAGTTCTGCGATGCGCTCTTCCAGCGTCTTCGGATTGGCTTCAATGCGGGCGCGAACCCACTCAATCGCCTGCTCAGAAATAGCAGGACCTGGATGATCTCGTAGAGCCTTTTCCCACCGCGCATTGCTATCCTGCTGGACTAGGCAGATTACTGCATCTACCGCTTTCCGGCTCCGTCCTGCTTCTTCTGGCCGAAGATGGTCGGCTTGCAAGAATGCAGACATTGCCCTCTCTGCCAGGTTGTGCGCAGCAAGACACCCCGTACTGTGCTCTTCGCCCGGCAGATCACCGTCGCAATCTGGATAGCCCACACACGGACGCTCAGTACTCGTGGTGTCGTACTGAAGCTCCTTAGATACCCGTTGCAGGTCGGCTCTGTTCTCTGGTATATCCGGAAAATTCAAAATATCCAGAGCTTTTAATACTTGCAACTCTGTCAGTTTTTTCATCATGCCCTTCCTTTCGGTTACTCGTAAGTGTCCATTTCAAGCTCAGCCTCTGCTTCAAAGCAAAGGTTCTGCACGTTGAAGTTTCCTTTCGTTGATCCTGTTGATCCGCCAGTACGGAGCTTCGCAAGGTTGAGTTCCGATGTGCGCGACATACGCTTTGTTTCCCCGTCGATTGCCCGATGGATAATGAGCGCCGCAAAAGCGTCTTCCCACGCGTTGCTTGAGCCCTTCACGTCATCAGGAGCGGGCGCCTTGTCTGCAAACTCGCGAGCGACCTTCCGAAGCTGGCGCAGGACGACGACTGCGCTATTCGTTTCTTTGATCATGTCGCGGATGGCGGCCGATGTGAGGTTGTCGCGCTCGATCGGATCTTCTCCGTGTCCTGATCCTTTTACCATTCCAAAGTGGTCCAGTCCAAAGAGAACTTCCTGTCCGTCCTTCGATTCGCGCTTGATAGCCCAGCAAATCTGCTCACGGTCCATCTTCTGGTCGTAAATGCTGAGCAGGTGACTGCACTCCGCAAGCCTCTCCATGCCCTCGTGGATAAGCATGTTCTGCTCGGGCGTCTGCACCCATGCGTTGTTGACGACGCGATTCGGGACGTTGACGAAGTACGGAACCAGGTCACGAAGGATTGACTCTTTCTTCTTTTCGAGCGAGAACAGGACACACTTGCGACCCAACTTGAGATTGTGAGCAATGCTCATGACAGCCCAGGGCGTTTTCCCAACGTTCGGCCTAGCGCAGATGAGCGTGATGTTTGCTTGCCTGTAGCCTCCCCCTGTCTTCGCGTCGAACCACGCATTCCCTGATGGGATGCACGGGCTGGTTCGTGTCTGGTACTCGCGGTCAATATCTGCCAGCGTGTCAACGATGAATGTGCTCGCCAGTGCGCTATTCGACTGCATAGACGGTTCGGCAATCTTCTCGATTTGCTTAATCATCCTGCCAGCGAGTTCAAGTGCCGGCATCTCCTGATCAGCGGCCCGTGACATTGCCTGCGATGAAAACGCCATCAGGCGCCGCAGCAAGCACTTGTCCTTAACGATGCGGATGTACTCTTCGATGACAGGCCGGCGCGGTAAACCCTCGGTGAGGGAGGCGAGGTAGGCGACGCCGCCGACCGATTCGATCTCCTTGTAGCGGGCCAGCTCATTCGACAGGGTGACAATATCCACGGCACGCTGCTCGTTCATCAGCTCAGTCATGCGCAGGAAGATGCGGCGATGCGAGTCGAGCGAGAAGTCGTCGGGCGTGATCTTCTCGGCAGCTTCAGCGTGCGCTGCGTTGTCGAGAAGGATTGCGCCCAAGATGGTGCGCTCCGCATCGGTGTTCGCCGGTAGGCTGTCTATCTGGAGGTCCGCTTTCACTTACTGCCTTTCGGTGTCTCGATTGAGGAGAATAAGGAGCGCAAGTGCTCCCGAGAGTGGGACGACCATGTTTCCAAGTCCTCGGAGTTGATCGGGGCGGGTGAAGTCCACCCCTCGGGCAATCCCATCAGCCACGCTACAAACTTCGTATTCAACCGCCGGCGCGAGGTCGGGGTGGTTTGCGATGATGTCTCGCCAAGCGTCTCGGTCTGCTGGTCCGGGAGGAAAGAGTGTTCTACTTGGTTGCTCAGTTGATCCATGTGCCGTCTGCCCCCCCCTATTTCCGTTACGTGGATCTCCGAGTTGGCGCCCTTCCAGTCGCGTGAAGCTGGCGTGCTCCAGGCAATTCGCGCTTGCTGGTCCAATCCCATCTCGTCCTTGCGGTCTCCACCCCTGCTCCTGAAAGAGTCCACTGCCAGTGTCTGCCATAGTTCTGCTGCTCCTTCCAAATCAATTCCACCCGTGTGCTTAGGAGTGGCCATCAAATTGCGCCCCCCCGATGGTGTGTTCGGTGTAGGCCATTGCTTCCGAGACAAGATCCCGGTGACGGCCGCCGCGTTCTTTGAGTCCTGATCCCGGCTGGCCTTGCGAGTTGTGCGCATGTGGTGTGCTCCAGTTATTCATTCAAGCCTCGTTCTACTTGATCTGCCAATGTCAATTGCCGCTGTTTAGCGTCTTTGCGTGGACCCTGCGGATGGTCCATTCTTGTATCAGGAGTACGCCAGTTCGCAGCCTGTCCCACAACTCCGTTCCTCGGGTCGCCGCCTATTGATCCCCGCTTCTCTGCATCGTTTGCTCTTGGCGTTCCCCAGAACCCAACCGCATCGCCTCCTAGCGTTCTTCCATGCCCACTACCCTCGCTCGGAGCTACCTTCCCTTGTCTGTAACTGTGCCCACTTGTGGGCGTACTCCAATCACGAGTTGCCCCCCCCAGTGAATCCTGCACGCCGTGATGATTCCCGCAGCATTCCGAGTCCTCCGCTCGTGCGGTGGGCCAGAGGCGTGCCGCATCCCCGATTGTCATTTGTCGTCCCGTAGCTATCCTCAACTGCAAATTCCTCCCATCGTGCGTGCAATCGTATGCTTGCACTGTTGGCCAAGATGAAGACTCTTTCCCGCTTGTGCGGAGCGCCAACGTCGGACGCTCGTACAGATACCCACTCCGCATCGAACCCGCTTTCGGCAAGTTCTCGCAATACGGAATGTCCTGCGGGAAAAGCGAGGACTGGAGGGACGTTTTCAAGAAAACACCATTCGCATCCAACCTCGCGAACGACTCGCATGGCAGAGTAGAAGAGTCCGCTTCGGGTTCCACCTTCAAGGCCCGCTTGCTTTCCTGCGACAGACAAATCCGTGCAGGGGAAACCGAAAACTGCTCCAGCCACGCGGCCACGATAGAGTTCTGTTGGGAAGGTTCTAATGTCACTCCAGACAGGTGCCGCATCCAGGGAGCCGTCTTCCATGCGCGCCGCCAAGATGCCAACCGCAGGAACTTCGATCTCCACATAGCCGCAGCAACGAGCCTCTGGAGCAATGAGTCGGACGGCAAGGTCGAGTCCGCCGATGCCGCTGAAGAAACTGAGATAGGTAGGTATATCCACATTCACTCTGGCCTCGTCCCGTCCCGGTAGACCTTCGGAACCCCGCAAGATGCGAGGAACTGTGCCGGCGTGGGCATCTTCTTCAGCGTTTCATCCTGGCTCAGGACTCGATAAGCCGTATCCATGTCCTGATCTGTCCGGTGCCCGGCGCGCTCTTCGTACAGCGAGAGCAACTCCTCGTCCACCGTCACGCCAAAGATGCGCGCCAGTTTCGCCACAATGCCCCTCATGTGCCTTTGCGGGTGCCGAATGGACCGGATGGCCAACAGAAGCGTACCGAAGTCAGGACACGCGGTTTCCCGTTCACGCCGCGGGCTCTCTGCGATCGTCTTCAGGACTCGGATCACGTCCTCAAACGGTTCCTTCGATAGTCCTTCCGAAAAGGCTGTCAGCGTCGCTTGGCTGTACTCGCCGCCCCTCATCAGTGCGAGTGTCCCGAGCGCGACTATGATCTGCTGCTTGGGAGACAGCGTCTCTGACTGCGTCAACTGTCCGACTTGCTTTCGTGCCAATCTGCTTTCCATTGCTTCCCCCGTTGGGTTTCTGCCACTCGGCAGGGTCATCAAAATAGCGTTCTTGATTGAACCAGGTTGCGGGATGAGGGCGGAAGTCTTCGGGTCCTGGCGGCTTTTGTCCTGCTGGCGACCGCGCGTACTCGGTTGCTTTCTTCCAGAGGAACCGCCTAGCCGTCTCGGAGTCCATGGCGATATATTCATCGCACCCTCTGCGCAGCCGGTCAACTGCCTTGCGAATGGCCTTGATTGCGGCGGCGGGGGCAACATGCCGCGAATAGGCAAGATATATCGCTCGTTCCTGCTCTTGCTCGGTCACTATCCCCTCCTGAATTCATCGCGGTCAGGGCATGTAACGAAGTGAGCGACGGCAGGACTCGAACCCTTCTCCATGAGGTTGAAAGGCATCTTCTTGCCCTTTGGCGTGAACCACCATTCGACCTCAGCATTGCATCCACGGCACCGCGCATGGTTATCAAACCGATAGCCGGCCAATTTCAAAGCATCAAAATCTTGCGGAAATGGCATCCTGTTCCCTCCTTCAAGGGGTCGGGAGCGGCAGTGAAGGACTACCGCCCCCTGACCAGAGGAGCAACCCTCTGGGTGAGGTCCGTTGCTGGCGCGCGGGACTTATTAAAGGTAATTCGCGCCAGTTCGGGAGTCAAGAAAAATCAGACTGAAGTCTGTCAAGTTGACGAGTTTGGTTCAATCCGTGTTGTGGTTCAGGCGGTAGGCGGCCAGTTCTTTGGGTCCTGATTTCCCTGCTGGCGGCGTCTCGAACGGAATGTCGTCCTGGGCATCCGGGTCAAGTTCCGGCTCTTCCTCGCCCTCATCAGGACCCTCGTCCTCTTCCGTGTCGTCGTCCACCAGTTCCGTCTCATCGGCCGTTGCGAATGCCAGCTTCGATTCCGAGTTGGAGTACACCGTTTCGATGTAGAAGTCTTTGTGCAAGTGGATCGCTGCCCATTCCATCATCTCTTTCGTGAACGGGACATAGATTGCCATGTGCAGGTTGACTTCCTTCTTCTCGCCTTCGCCGACCGTTGCCAGATACAGTTTCATGAGCTTGGCGCCGGTTGTCGATACCCAGTGGTCTTTGCTGGTGTCTGTTGAGAAGATGTCCAGGGTCATGCCTTCAATCTCGACATTGATCGCCGAACGCTCCGTCTTGCTGTCGTTCTTCGCCATGAGTCCGAACGGCTCGCCGATCTCATCGTTCATCCCGAGGACTGGCTGGTTGAGCAACGGGAGCCGCATGTCGAGCTTGATCGTTGAGACGCCAGCCCGGTTGCAATGCTGAATCCACTGGACAAGGAACGCCTTGCGGCGGTGCCCTTCAAAGAACTGCTTGAGAATTGTTGGTTGTGCTTTTGCTGCCATGAATCATTTCTCCTTGGTTAAAACTCTGGGAGTTCGGCGAAGTAGATAGCCTCTTGCTTCGCAGGTTTCTTGATGCCCTTCGCCTCTTTGCGCGGGAAGTTTCTCATCATGTTCCCGATGCCGCCGTTCCTCATCACGCCTTCCAATCGCTGCCGGAACGGGGCACCAGGGCCTTGCATGAACTTGACGATCTCCACATACTCCTCGTGCGTGAAGTCGCCTTTGCTGCCATTGCACTTGCGGCAGATGCACTGCTTGTTGTCGAGTTCAGGACCCCCATGCCTTCGCTTTGGAGTCTTGTGGTCTAACTCCATGCTCAGGATGTCAATCGGTGCCCCACAGTAGGGGCAAAGGATCACCCCAAGCTGAATCTGTGTCCATAGCCACTTCCCGAACTGTGCTTGCGTGTAGGGAAGGATTTCGTCCAAGGCAACATTAAGAACGAATCCTGCCTTGGTGGCTTGCTTTTCGAGTTCCTTGCGCCACCACTTACGCTCATCGTTGTAGAGTTGCGCGACACGCTTCTGGTACATCTTGAGGTCGATCATTTTCCAGTCGCCTTTGTGACTGCCTTGCGGGCCATATCAAGA